GTACCTGGCCCACCTGAGCGGGCTGCAGGCCCGAGCAGCTCGGGATCGGGGCGAGAAGCCGGCGTACGAGCCCGTGCGGCCAATGGCGCAGCGCAGTACGGCCGACGACCAGGACGACCGTTGGGCCAAGGCGCGGGCGTTGTGGCATGCCCTTGCCCAGGCCGGCCAAGTGCATACCGACACCGATGCAGCGCTGATGGCCTACGTGCGCCGCCAGGCCAAGGTGGACGCCTGGCGCTTCCTGAACACGCACCAGGTCAACAACGTGATCGAGGCGCTCAAGCGCTGGTGCCGCCGAGCCGGCGTTGAGGTGGCCCATGGCTAAGCGCCCACTCAGCCTGGCTGAGCTGGCCCCACTGGTTCAGGCCACCCCGCCAGACTTCCCGGAGATCTGGAGCCAGATCGCGGCCAGCCTGTACTCCTGCATGTTCCAGGAGATGAACGCCGACCGTGCCGAGCAGCAGCTGCAGCAGCGCGAGCTGATGCTGATCGCCCGCATGAGCATCCAGCTCACGATCAGCCTGGCCAACGACATCGGCGGCGATACGGTCTACATCCCTGTGGGCCACTACATGCGCGCTGGCGAGACCGCCCGCAAGGTCATCACGGCCTTCCGTGGCAACAATCACCAGCAGGTGGCTCAGGATCTGGGCATCACCGTTTCACGTGTCCGTCAGATCCTGCGTGAGTACCAGCGCAGCGAGTTCGAAAAGCGCCAGGGTCAGCTCACCCTGGACTGACCAGGCGCCCGATCGGCGGCGCCTGGTTTTCCCCCTTTATCCTTCTGTTCCCGCCCGCTTGCTCGACGAAAAGTCGAAAGCAAAGCTCTGAAGCGCTCTTCTGAGCCTCAGCAGCCCATCAGTCCGAAAGTTCGGACATGGGCAACAAAACCTCCCCCTCCAAACCGATCCACGTCTTCAAGCCAGGCCGTCATACGACCTGGAAGGGAGAAACCATCGAGTTCAGCCAGGCCGACCTGGAAGCAGCTGCGGCTGCCTACTCGCCGGCCCTGTGCAAGGCCCCCTTGGTGATTGGCCACCCGGCCATCGATGACCCGGCATTGGGCTGGGCCGCATCGCTGCAGGTCAATGACAAGGGCCTGTATGCCGTCCCCGAGCAGGTTGATCCGGCATTCGCCCAAGAGGTCAAGGATGGCCGCTGGGGCGCGGTGTCTGTGAAGTGGTTCCGGCCTACGGATCCGCAGAACCCCAAGCCTGGTGTCTGGTACCCGCGTCACATCGGGTTTCTGGGGGCCGCCACGCCGGGCGTCAAGGGCCTGGAAGCCCCAGCCTTTGCGGCCGGGGATGAGGGTGTCTGCTTCACCGAAGGCGTCGCCTTCAGCGAGTGGGATGACGTCACCAATGCCAGCCTCTGGCGCCAGGTGCGTGAGTGGCTGATCGGCAAGTTCGGCCAGGACGAAGCAGACCGAGTGGTGCCCAACTACCAGGTGCAAAGCCTGGAGCAAGCCGCCCAGGACGAACTGCGTGAGGCCGCTGCCGAAGCCTCGACCACTGTGGCCCCTGCGGTCGCGTTTTCCGCCCCCTCCAACCCTTCCAACCCGTCACTGGAGACCATCGTGACCCCTGCAGAGAAAGCGGCCCTTGAGGCCAAGACGGCTGCTACCGAAGCCGAAAACCAGCGCCTGCGCGCCCAATTGCGAGCATCCCAGGCGACCGAGGCTGCACAGGCCAGCGTCGCCTTCTGCGATCAGCTCATCGGCGAAGGCCGCTTGCTGCCCGCATACAAGGACGTCGCTGTGGCCACCTTGAACCACTTTGCCTTGCAGGACACCCCTGTGGAGTTCGGCGAGGGCGAAGCCAAGGCTCCGTTGGCAGATGGCTTCAAAAAGCTGCTGCAGTCCCTGCCGACCCAGGTCGCGCTTGGCGAGGTGGCCACGGCCGCCGCCGCTGCAGGCCAGGCCGCTGACGTGGAGTTTGCGGCGCCTGGCGGTTTCAGCGTCGACACCGACAGCCTGAGCCGCCACCGCAAGGCCACCACTTACATGAAGGAACACCCCTCGGTGTCCTACATCGACGCCGTCAAGGCGGTTTCCTGATCCATCTGGATCTCTCTCAACCCTGCTGATTGGAGTCATACCTCATGAGCCAGCAATCCATTCCGCTTTTGGCCCTTCCGGTCATGGCGACTACTGCCATCGCGGCGCAACGCTTCGTGACGTCTGTCGGCGCGCAGGCCGGTGCGGGGGCAAACACCGTGGGCGTGTCTCGTACGGCGGCCGCCATCGGTGAACGCACCACGACCGACGTCATCGGTACCACCGTGGTTCAAACAGGTGCTGCAGTGGCCTCCGGCGCCACGCTCCAGTCCGATGCGAACGGCAAGGCCATCACCTGGGCGAGCGGTGCCCGCGTGGCGGTGGCCCTGGAAGCTGCCACAGCAGCTGACCAGTTCATCGAAGTACTGCTGATCCAGAACGCTGCCTGATCGGGCGGCTGCTTTCTCAATCTCACTTTCTTGGAGCACTCATGCCTCAAATGACCACTAGCCAGGCGCGCGTCGTCGACGTTCCCTTGACCACCATTGCGCAGGGTTACAAAAACGCCGAAATGGTCGGCAACCTGCTGTTCCCGTATGTGCCCGTGAGCCTGCGTGCCGGCAAGATCATTGCGTTTGGGCGCGAAGACTTCGCGCTGTACGCCACAGGGCGCGCACCCGGCGCTGCCACCAAGCGCGTGCAGTTTGGCTATGCATCCGGCAGCTATGCGCTGGAAAGCCACTCGCTCGAAGGCCTGCTGCCGGTCGAAAACATGCAAGAGGCCTCGGCGGGGCCTGGCATCGATCTGGGGTCGATCACTGTTGCCAAAACGCAGTCCATCATCGCGCTGCGCCTGGAAAAGGCCCAGGCCGACCTGGCCACCAATGCCGCCAACTATGCGGCCAGCAACAAGACCACCTTGGCCGGCACCAGCCAGTGGAGCGATTACTCGGGTGTGTCCGACCCGATCAACGACGTCGAAGCGGGCAAGGAGGCGGTGCGCAAGCAGATCGGCCGTCGTCCCAACACCGGTGTCATGGGGCCAGCAGTGCTCGCCAAGCTCAAGCAGCACCCCAAGATCCTGGACCGCATCAAATACACCGGGCGCGATGTGCCGACCTTGGAGCTGATCGCAAGTCTGTTCGGCCTGCAGCGCCTGGCGTGCGGCGAGGCGGTCTACGACACCAGCCCTGGTGGCGCTGCACCCGCGTTCGGGGACGTCTGGGGCAAGTCCTTGGTGCTGGGCTACACCGAGACCGGTAGCCAGGCCGACCAGGGGCTGCCCACCTACGGCTACACCTACCGCCTGGGGGGCTATCCCATCGTGGAGCAGCCGTACTACGACCGCAACACCAAGAGCTGGGTTTACCCGGTGACCGATGAAGTGGCCCCGGTGATCGCCGGTGCTTCGGCCGGCTACCTGATCAGCGGCGCGGTCGCCTGAGCACGCCATGGCAACCCGCAAGAAGCCCACTCCCGTGAGCGCTGCAGCCCGCCAGGCTGTGGCTGCTGCCCGCCAGCAAGAGGCTGGCGAAGTGGTGACCGTGGTGGCCATCGAGCCGCTGCGCATCGACGGCATCGACGTCGCGCCCGACGAGACCATCGACATCGATGTCGACATGGCGGTCGACCTGGTTGAGCGCGGCCTGGTGCGCGCTGCTGACGCAGTACCGAAAGAGGGCTGACCGTGACCTACGCCACGCAATCCGACCTGGTGGATCGGTTCGGCGACGCCGAGCTGATCCAGCGCACCAACCGTGCGGGTGGCAACACCATCGACACGGCGGTGCTGGGCCGGGCGTTGGCGGATGCTGACGCCGAGATCGACGGCTACCTGGCAGCCCGCTACCAGTTGCCGATCGCCATGCCACCGGCCCTGCTGGTGCGCCTTGCGGCCGACATCGCCCGGTACCACCTCTATGACGATGGTGTGCCCGACACGGTGAGCCAGCGTTACACCGACGCCGTGGCGCTGCTCAAGCGCCTGTCGACGGGTGAGGTGCAGCTGGTGGGGGCTGCGTCCGTGGTGGTTGCACCCAACACGGCCGAGATCCCGGTGCTGTCGCGTAGCCAGCCTCGCCAGTTCGGGCCCGACCAGCTCGCTGGCTACTGAGGAGCGCGTCATGGACCTGCAGTTTGTGATCGACCGCCTCAAGGCCCAGCTCAGCGGCATCCGCCAACTCGGTGGTGCTGCTGACCTGGACACAGCGCTCAACGGCTCGGTCAGCGTGCCAGCCGTGTTTGTGATGCCACAGGCTGAAAAAGCTGCCGTGACGGACATGGTCACAGGCCTGGTGCGTCAAACCTTCGCGCAGAACTGGGGCGTGATCCTGGTGGTGTCCAACCGCCGCGATGCCACGGGTGCTGCAGCTCTGACCGATCTGGCGTCACAGCGTCAGGCCGTACGCCTGGCACTGGTGGGCTGGGTGCCTGACGCGAGCACGGGGGAGCCCGTGTACGCAACTGGCGGGCAGCTGCTGCGCCTGGACGGTGAAGGCCGTCTGTGGTGGGTCGACTCGTTTGAACTCAAAACCTATTTCCGGAGCAACTGATGGCTACCAAGAAACCCGACGACCAGGCCCAGGCCAGCACCGAACTGGATGCAGGCGCCACCTCTGCGCCTGTCGCGCCGACTGCACCGATCTCGCCGGCTACGGCCGCCGCACCTGCGCCTGCAGCCCCCGCCGGCCCGGCCGTGGACGACTTCCACGGTCAGGGCGGTGAGTACGAAATCGTCAACGGCGTGCGCCGCCTTGTGTCGCGCACCGAAGTGATCGATCCGACCCGCGCCTGATGGCGTGAACCCAACCCGCTGAAAGGACTGCCGTGGGCAAGAAAATCATGAAGCTGGCCGTGCTGGCCAAGATCGAAACCGTCAAGGGCACTGACCCTGTGCCCACTGGTGCAGCCAATGCCATCTTGGTGAGCGACCCCCAAGTCACGCCACTGGAGGGTGAGACTGCCACGCGCAACAACGTCAAGCCCTGGTTTGGTAGCGAGGGCTCGGTGCAGGCCTCCCAGTACTCCAAGATCTCCTTCAGCGTGGAGCTGGCCGGGGCCGGTGCTGCCGGCACCAAGCCCGCCTGGGAGCCGCTGATGCGAGCCTGCGGGTGCTCCGTCACCGTCTCGGCCGGCGTTTCGGTGACCTTTGCGCCGGTCACCAATGGCATTGAATCACTGACCCTGTACTGCAACATCGACGGCACCAACCATGTGCTGACCGGTGCGCAGGGCACCGTGAAGATCGCAACCGATGCCAAGGGCATCCCGAAACTGCAGTTCGAGTTCACGGGCCTGTTCAATCCTCTGGCTGCCGTCGTCTTGCCGACTCCGGTCTACACCGCGTTCAAGGATCCGGTACCGGTGAACAAGGCCAACACCACGCTCAGCTTGCACACCGTCAGCCTGGCTGCCAGCAGCTTCAGCTGGGACATCGGCAACAAGGTGGTCAAGCGCGACCTGATGACCGTCGACTCGGTGGAAATCACCGACCGCGAGAGCGTGGGCCAGGTCGTGTTCGAGAACACCGACATCGGCGTGAAGGATTGGGTGGGCGCCGTGCTCGCCAACAACAAGGGTGTGCTGCAGCTCATTCATGGCAAGACGGCCGGCAACATCATCGAGATCAATGCACCGCTGGCTCAGCCGCAAAAGCCGACCTACTCGGACAGCGACGGCATCCAGATGATGAACCTGCCGCTGGCGTTCTGCACTGGTGCTAACGGCAACGACGAGTGGTCCATCGTGGTTCGCTGATCACCCGCTACCCAAAAAAACCTTCACCAACAAAGCTCTCACCTGTAGGAAAAAACCATGTCCGTCGTGCTTGCAAGCATCGCTTTCTGGGCCAATGGCCACCTCGATCTGATCGGGGACTTCGGCAAAACCGAGACCATCAAATTTAAGGCTCGCTTCAAGCGGCTGAAGTCCAGTGAGCAAAAGAACCTGGCCGAACGGCTCACGGCCGGCTCCATCAATGACGTCGAGCTGCTCGACCTGGTGCTGCTGGACTGGGAGCTCAAGAGCGCAACGGGCGAACTCATTGCCTACACGCCGGCCATGCGCGCCGAGGTCTTTGAGGAATGGGCTGGCCTGCAAGGTCAATTTGTGCGCACCTACTTTGAAGTGCTCAACGGTAAGGCTGCGGAAAAAAACTCCGAGGCGCCGTCCGCCACCACCTCCGAGCCGACGGCGCCGACCGCCACGTCGTAAGCCCTGAGCTGCGCGAGCAGTGCGCAGCGCTCGGCATCGACCCCGCCCAGCTGGTGCCGCCTGAACTGCAAAAGGACAGGGAGGACGACTTTGAGCTCTGGCCCGAGCACTGGGCAGCCTGGGAAGTCTTCCTCTCTTGCCGTACCCAATGGCGAATCCTGGTCGGCATGGGCGGCATCCAGTACCAGGGGCTGGACTACCCAGCGTTGGAGAGCGCGATGCGCATGCTGGGCCTCAAGGGCAAAAAGCGCCGCGATGCGTTCTGGCAGCTGCAGGTGTTTGAAGACGAGGCGCTGGACGTCATCAACCGGGGGCGCTGATCCCGGTTCCCTGAACCGAATTTCTGAGACCTCTTTTCCCTATGGCCAACCCCATCAACGTCGGCGTCAGGTTTTCGTTGGATGCGGCTGCACTCAAGTCCGGGGTGCAGCAGGCATCTCGCGATTTCAGTGCACTGGGGCAGGCCGCCACTGCCGCCTCGGGCACGGCATCCGGTGGCCTGCAGCAGGTCTCGCAACTCACCCAGTCAGCCACCGCCTATGCGCGGCAGTTCACCCAGGCTATCTCCCAGCAAGGGAGTGCTGCCAGCGTTTCCTACGGCTCATACCTTCGGCAGCTCACTGACGTCACCAAAGCCCAGGAGCAGGCCAACACCGTCCTCAAAAATACCGGTGTGTCGGCTGCGCAGACGGCTGCTGCGCTGCGCCAGGTGCCGGCCCAGTTCACCGACATCGTCGTCGGCCTGCAGTCTGGCCAGGCGCCCATGACCGTGCTGCTGCAGCAGGGTGGCCAGCTCAAAGACATGTTCGGTGGGGCCGGCAATGCCGCCAAGGCCTTGAGTGGCTATGTCATGGGCCTCGTCAACCCATTCACCGTGGCCGCAGGGGTGGCCGGCGCCCTGGCTGTCGCGTACTACAAGGGCAGCGAGGAAGCCACCGCCTACAACCGCGCCATCGTCTTGACGGGTAACGCCGCTGGGGTGACGGCCGGCCAGCTGCAGGCCCAGGCACAGGTGATCTCGGCCACAGCAGGCACTACCCAGTCCGCCGCAGCCAGCACACTGGCCCAGATCACCGCCACCGGCCGCGTGGCATCAGAGCAGTACGCCAGTGTGGCTGCCGCCGCCTTGGGCATGGAGAAGGCCGGCGTTCAGGCGGTTGAGAAGTCCGTCGACCAGTTCTCTGCTCTGGGCCAGAAGCCTGTGGAGGCGTCACTCAAGCTCAATGAGCAGACGAACTACCTCACGGCCGCTGTGTACCGCCAGATCAAGGCCTTGGACGATCAGGGCCGCTCCAGCGAAGCCACGGCTCTGGCTCAGCAGACCTATGCTGACGCCATGACAACCAGGTCGGCCCAGATCCGGGCGGATCTGGGGCTTCTTGAGCGCGCCTGGGGTGGCCTCACGGGGGTGGCCAAGTCGGCTTGGGACACTATGCTTGGTGTCGGTCGTGCCGATACTGCGCAGGACAAACTGTCCAAGATCAGCGCTCGCCTGCAGCAGCTGCAGTCCGAGGCCGCTCGCGATTCCTCCTTTGGTGAGACGAAGGGCGGTGCTGCGACGGGAGGGGCGAGCTCCGGCTCGAAAGCCAAGCGAGATGCCGAGATCCAGTCATTGCAGGCTCAGCAGGCCGCGCTCAATGGCATTGTCTACAGCCAGAATGCTGCGGCCAAAGCTGCCTCAGACAAGGCGGAGGCCGAGGCGCTGGGCGTGAAGTGGGCGCAGGACGGCGATCGCTACCTCTCCAAGCAGCAAACCCTGCGCAAGGAAATAGCTCGCGCCGAGGCGGAAGGGGCCAAGCTCATTGAGGCTGGTCTGCTCAACCAGGCTCAGCTCAATGAACGCATCCGGGCGATCAAGGACAAGAACACCGACGCCACGGGTCAGAGCGAGGTGGCCACCATCCAGGCCAAGACGCTCGCAGCACAGCAGTACCTCGACACGCTCAAGAGCCAGGGGCTGGAAGCCAAGAAGCTGACCGAGGGCGAGCAGCTCGTCATCCAGATCAAGCAACAGCTCACCACGAGCCTCACCTCGGTGCAGCGCGCAGAAAAGCAACGCGCCCTGGCTGCGGCCGAGGCCCTGGCCGTGGTCGACAAGCAGGTGCAAGGCGAAGAGATCCGGCGCAAGGGCCTGCAGGACTCCAAGAACGCCTACGACGCCCTTGTCGACGCCACTCGTCGATCCGCTGATCAGACTCGCACTCAAACCGACGAGCTCGAAGCCTCCAATGCCATGTGGGGCAAAGGGAAGGTGGCAATTGAGGAATACAGGCTCGCGCTCCTCCAAAAGCAAGTCGACTCAATGAACGAAAAGCCCGACTCCTACCGGGCTGACTACATCGCTGAGAAGGAACGCGAGCTCGAGGAGCAGCGCCGCAAGGTGGCTGCCACCCGCGAGGCCGAGTACAAGACCCTGTCTGAGAAACAGCAGGAATACACCCGCCAGGTGGCCGAAGAAGCGCAGCTGTACCAGGACGAAGTGGGCATTCTTGGTCTGACCGGCCGTGAGCGTGAAAAAGTCGTGGCCATCCGCAAGGTTGAGCTCGACCTGGCCAAACGCCTGGCGGAGATCGAACGCTCAGGCGCGACGGATCAGCGCAAGCAAGAGCTGATCGACGCGGCCAATGCTGCAGCCGAGGTGGCAAAGACCACCGCAGCGGCCAAGGCCGACATGGCTGCTACCACTGACATCATCAACTCGGTGGACCGGACAGCGGCCAGCGTCTGGAGCAACGTGACGCAGGGCGGCGTGGGGGCCTTCAAGAAGGTCGGCCAGACCGTCCAGTCCGCCGTCCTGGATCTGATCTATCAACTCACCATCAAGAAGTGGGTGGTCAACGTCACAGCCCAGATCACCACCCTTTTCACGGGCGGCGGCTCTGGCGTTCTAGGTAATCTCTTCGGAGGTGGGGACTCCGTCCTGGGGTCGTTCGCATCGACGCTGGGCTCGGCCGCCACCGCCCTGACGACGGCGACCAATTCGGCTCTGGCCACGGCGCAGAGCTGGATCGGCATGACTGGCACCGCCGCCCAGGCAAGCACGGCTGCTGCCAATGGCGTGGCCTATGCCGCCACGGGCTCGGGCAGCATGGCTGCCACCATTGGCTCGTATGCACCTTACGTGGCTGCAGCCTTGCTGGCCTACAACGTGCTGAGCGGCCTCGACGGGGGAGAAACCCGCACGGGTGGGCAGTACTCGGTCGCCTATGGTGGCGAGGTCAAAAACAACCGCCGAGGCGAGTCGTATCAATACGTCGGCCAGCAGTACAACCGCGACAACAGCCTCAATGCGGACGGCACCCGCACGGCTGTGACCAATGGCCAGGCTTACCTCATCGAAGCCGATGGGATGGGCAAGCAGGAGAAGGCCGTCAAGGACGCCGTGGCGGCCACCGCCACCAGCATCAATGACACCCTGAAGGCGCTGGGCTCGAAGGCCACCACCACCGGCTATTGGGCCGGGTTGGAAACCTCTGGCAACGGTCGAGGCGGCGTGTTCTCGGGCGGCTCGCTGTCCAATGGCAAGGCCTTCGGTGAGACCGGAAAAGGCGACAACTACAGCGGGACCCTTTACGAGAAGTGGTCAACCAACAGCCCGAACAGTGAAGAGGCCATGGCCAACTTCACCCTGGACCTCAAGCAGTCGTACCTGCAAGCCCTGCAGGCCGACATGGATGAGATCCCGAAGGTCGTGGGCAACATGCTCAAGGACCAGAACGTCGAGGAGCTGTCCAGCGACGCTGTGGACACGCTGATCGCGGCCATCGGCTCGCAGATCACGGCAGTCAAGCAGTTCGGCCAGGTCGTGGACAGCATGCCCTTCGAAGACCTCAAGGGGCTGTCTTTTGATGCAGCTGCAGGCCTGGTGGAGCTGTCTGGTGGTATCGACAAGCTCAGCAGCAATCTTTCGAGCTACCTGCAGAACTACTACTCGGAGACCGAGCGTCAGGACCAGGTGCGCAAGAACATCACGGCCAGCCTGGCTGATGTCGGCCTATCGCTGCCTGCAACCCGTGAGGCATTCAAGGCCTTGGTGGAGGCCCAGGACAAGGAGACCGAGAGCGGTCGCAAGGCCTGGATCGCTCTGATGGCCGTCCAGGACGCCTTTGCGAGCGTGACGCCTTCGGCCGAGGAGGCTGCCAAAGCGGTCGCCGACCAGGCCGCCGCCGAGAAGGCGGCTGCTGAGGAAAAGGCAAAGGCCGCTGCTGATGCGGCTGCAGCCCTGAAGGCCGCCAACCAATCTGCCACCGATGCGGCCTATCAGGCGCTTCAAAACAGCGTCAGCGCCCAGAAGACCGCCCTGCAAGCCACCGAGCAGACCGTCCAGTCCACCATCAGCAAGCTCCAGAGCTTGTTTGACGCACTGGGCACCGCTGTGTCGGAGCTGTACGCCGAGAACGCATCCACAGCAGCTCAGTCGGCGGCTCAAGGCAGGCAGTTCATCGCCGACGCGGTGGCGGCTGCGCAAAACGGTGGTGCGTTGCCGGATCAAGAAGCGCTCTCTGCGGCGATTTCTGCCGTGCGGGCCTCAATCACACGCGGCAACTACGCCACGCCCGAGGACATGGAGCGCGACCGCATGGTGCTTGCAGCGCAGCTCAATGCGCTCAAAGGTGCCGCCGGTACCCAGCTCACGACCGCCGAAGAGCAGCTGAAGGCGACTCAGACCGAGATCGCCCGCCTCGACACGCTGCTGGACACCCAGAAGGCCGCACTGGACGCCTTGCGCGGCAACGTGACGGCTACGCTGTCGGTGTCGGAAGCCGTGGCCAGCCTGGCCGCCGCCATGCTCAAGGAGAGCTCTGGTACCACGACTGTGGCAACCAAGCCGACAACGACGTCGGAGAGCACTTCGGGCGCATCGTCGCAGTTTGTTGTGGGTGGCGGTGGGTCGGGTAGTGGTTCCAGCGGATCGTCGTCGTCCGGCAGCACAGGCGCATCGTCACTGTTCGTGGTCGGTGGCTCGCCTGTGAAGTCGTTCGCCGTTGGCACGGACTACGTCTCGAACGACATGCTCGCGCAGATCCACCAGGGCGAGCGCATCGTGCCAGCCGCCTACAACCGCTCGGACGCTACCAATGCCGAGCTGCTGGGTGTGCTGCAGATCATCGCGGGGCTGCTGGAGCGCTCCAGCGGCTCGGTGTCCAAGGTGGCCGACATCCTGAGCGCCGTGCAGCGCGGGCCTTTCATCATGACCAAGAGCGTTGCCTGATATGGAAGTCCTGGTTCCCATCACCATCACCGACGCGATGATCACCTCGATCAACGTGTCCGAAGACCCGACGGCCGCCTGGGTGGCCGGCAACTATGCTGCCGACGCCCTTTGCCACCGCCCCAGCACCCACAGGGTGTATCGGCGCTATACGGCTGGCTCCAGCTCCATCGCTCCCGAGTTGGATGCCACGAACTGGCAAGATCTGCGCCCCACGAACAGGTGGGCGATGTTTGACAAGGAAGTGGCCACTGCCACGACGGCGCCCAACATCCTCAGTTGGGTGATCAAGCCAGGCAACGCCAATGCAGTAGCCCTGGTGGGGATTTCTGGCGGCGAGGGGCTCACTGTTATCACGCGCGATGCCCCGGGCGGCAACGTGATCAGCACCTACACAGACAACCTGGAGGAAAGCGCTCCATCGGACTGGTGGGAGTACTGGTTCATGCCGTTCAAACCACGCACCGCAGTGCTGGTCGCCGACATCGAGCCCTATCTGGACATGGAGATCACCATCACCCTGACCGGCTCGGGAACGGTGGGCTGCGCCATGTGTGTGGTGGGCGATCTGCGCCCGCTCGGTGACACCCAGTTCGACGCGGAATGCCAGCTGGTGGATTACTCCTATGTCGACATCGACAAGAGCACCGGCAAAAACACCATCCAAAAGGGCAAGACCGCCCAGGACCTGAGCGCCGAGGTGCTACTCGATGCGAGCGAGGCCAATCGCGTCAAAGACACCATGGTGGAGGTCCTGGGCCAGCCTTGCCTTTATGTGCCCAGTCGCTACCCCCAATACCGCTACCTCTGGACCTACGGCCTGGGCGCCGGGAAGGTCAAACCCAAGAGCGCCAAAGAGGCATCGCTTCCGCTCACTGTGCAAGGACTCATCTGATGCCAACACCGACGACACCCGTGGCGGTTCCCGCCATGACCGCGCCGCCCACCTTGCCGGTGCGCGGAGACCGAACGAACTTCGGCCTGCAGGCCCAGGCCTGGACGCTCTGGGAAAAGACCTACAAGTTCCCCGAGACGATCGCGCTTGCCAACAACGTGCTGGCCAATGCCACTGCGGCCTACGACCAAGCAGTGGTGGCTGCCGCTCAGGCAGCCATCGCGACAGCCCAAGCCGCTGCAGCCCAAGGCTCGGCTGTGGCTGCCGCCAACACCCTGGCTGCTGCCCAGGCGGCCCTTGGGGCTTCCAAATGGGTAGCCGGTGCGTACGCCTCGGGCGTGTGCGCATGGTCGCCCACCAATGGCCAGCTCTACCGCACCCGGTCGGCGCTGGCCAACAGCACGGTCGACCCCATCAGCGACCCCACGAACTGGTACTCACTGGGCTTGATGTCCCTGCCCATCCAGCAGGTCACCAACACGGGTGGCAGCTTCTACGGCACGGCCAACGGTGGGCTGAACACCATCAACGAGATCACCTATGCCGGGGCCTGCTCCAAGCAGCTGCCTCAGACCCCAGCGAATGGGGATGTGTGCGTGATCGTGGTGGCCAACGGCCGCGCAGACAACACCCTGCTGGTGAACCCCACCAACCCGATCCCGATGGTGATCGGCTCCAACTCGGTCACTGATTCTTTGATGCTGGGCATCCCAGCTAACGCAGTGACCTTCAAGTATTTCGCGAGTTCCAACGTGTGGAGGTATATGTAATGGCTTCTCTTCCTGATCTTTTGGCAGGCGGTTCACGGCTGTATCGGTCTCTTCTGGCTCTGCCAGTAACGACCAGTCAAACGCTGTACGCACCTGTTGACGGCATCGTTGATTTGACGGGCGTCGGCGGCGGTGGCGCTGGGGCGTCTTACTTGAACGGCTATATCGCCACGGGAGGCGGCGCGGGTGGCTTCTGTCGGCGCATCGCGAAAGTTAAGAAAGGGGACGCCATCGTCATCACCATCGGTGCGGGTGGGACGGTGTCCCTAAACAACGCCAACGGAAGCAGCGGTGGCGCTACATCAATCGTCATTGCAAGTCAGGCGGTCAACATGACCGCAAACGGTGGTGCCGGGGGCGTCTATTCCAACTACACCGGAGCCGCGATTGGTGGCGGCGAGGGCGGCACAGCCAGTGGCGGCCAGATCAATGCCACGGGTGGGCGTGGCGGCAGTCTGCTTGGTACCAGTGGTTTCTACCCTACCGGCGGCAACTATGCCACGGGCGGCGGAGGGGTCAACGCGCTGGGGCTAGTTAACCCATATGGGGTCGCCTCAGCCACCACTGCAGGCGGTGACATCGTCATAAGTAGCGCAGCTTCTTCAGGGTATGGCTCCACTGGTGGCGGTGGCGCAAATTCGCCAGGTGCACCGCTAAATCAGGCCAACCTCACAACCGGAAGCAACGGTGGCAACGGGGTCAACTGGATGGGAACGAACTACCCGCCAGATGCTTTTGCAAATTGGGGTGTGGATCTGTCGGGAGGCGGCTCGATAGGCGTTAACGGCAGCGGAGGAACGTCCAGCACGACAGGAGGCGCTGGCGGTGGCGGTGGCGGCGTCACCGCCAACGGCGGGACATCGACCCTTGTCGCGGGCGGAGGCGGAATATTTGCAGGCGGGGGTGCTGTCGGCGGCAATTTTTCGTCGGCAAACCAAGCGACTGGCGGTTCAGGTGGCTATGGGGGTGGGGGGGGTGGGGCTGCAATTGCTACGCCGCCCGGCTATGCCCGTGGCGGCGCGGGTGGCAGTGGCTACGCGTTCATTCGTTTCTTTGCAGACCTGACACCATGAAACACATCTACAAACTTCTAGGCGCCGACGGCGCCATCTTGAACACCATCGTAGCGGACGAAGCGTTCGTTACCGAGCACCATGCGGGGCGCTTTGAACTGGTCGGCGCCGCTCCTGAGGGCCCGATGGTGGCCGTGTCCCGACACATCGCAGTCGGGAGTTTCTTTGATCGCTTCGGGACTTCGAAATGGGCGATCTTGGCCGACACCGCACCCCTGGTCCAGGCCCTGGTGCGTGACTGCAGCGCCAGGCGCTACATCGACCTGGATCGGCCCGACCTGGTGCAGGCCCTGCAGCTGCTCGTACAGGCCGGCCATGAGGTCGACGCCGAGGCCATCCTGGGCGGCGCCATCCGCCCCGAGGAGCTGCCATGAAGCGTGTAGCACTCATCGTGCTGGTGCCGCTGATCCTTGCCGCGAACCTCTGGGCCTGGATCCGGTATCTGTGGTGCACCCTGGCCAACCCCTCCGAAGGGTGGCGCCTGGCGATCAGTTGGGACCAGCTCTTCAACGCAGCGGCCAATGGCAGCGAAGACGAGACCGTCTCCAGTCGGGCCGCCCGCGCACGCAACGAGGGCCGGCGCTGGGGCTGCGTGCTGTGCCGTCTGCTCGACCGAGTCGACCCTGGCCATTGCGACCGGTCTGCCGGCGTTTGATCACTTCCAAGGAGCATTTTCATGTCTGCAAAGAACCCGTTTGTGGCTTACGCCCAGGACGCTACAGCCCCAGCACTCGACCTGGTGGCCATCGTTCCCGACGACAACAATGACCTGGTCAACGTGGTCCGCAAGATCCGTGTTGGCGTGGGCGGTGATGTGAAGGTGATCACCTATCAAGGGACCACCGTCACCTTCCAGAACTGCTACTCGGGCGAGGAGCTGGGGCCGTTTTTCGTGGCTCGCATCTTGGCGAATGGCACCACCGCGACTGGCCTGGTGGGGTACTGCTGATGGGCGCGATCGCCATGCGCATCAAGGGTAAGAAAGGCCTGTCTGCAGTACAGAGGGGCCTGGCCGTCCTGCGCAAGTACGGCGCCAACGCGCATCTGTGGCTGCCTGGCATCGGCAAGATCAACGGCCAGGAGCTGGGCAACTACCTCGCCAGCGATGGCACCGCGTCGGCCAGCTTGGACAACCCCATTGGGCTGGTGCTTGATCAGCTTTACGGGCAGGGCGCACTGGGGGCGAATCAGCTGGTATCTCCTGGTGACTTTACAAGCGGTGCATGGCAAAAGGCAACGATCACCCCAACGGGCGGGGTTGCAGACCCATTCGGAGGTAATGCAGCAACAACGCTGACGGCAGGAGCGGCAACCAGCGGCCTCTATCAGTCCGTGACGGCGGCGGCATGGTTGCAAAGTGGCATGTGGATTCGCCGCCGCACGGGGGCCGGCGTGATTCGGTTTCGTGACACATCAGCGGGCAATCCTCAGCCGTTGTCTGTTACTGGGGCGTGGGCGTACTTCCGGGCCCCCCTAAATTCCACGGCTGGACCGTATGCGTGTGTGCTGGACATCATGACTGCGGGCGACGCAGTCGATGTGTATGCACCCACGACTCAGCAAGTGCTTGGCGCCCCGGCGAGCCAGGCCATTACGGCCAACAAGCCCATGCTGCGGCGGGGGGTTATAAATTTGGCCTTCCCATCCATTCCGACGAGCGTGGGTGGTAACGGGTGGTCGACAGTCACTCCAGGTTACGCCACAGCGCCAAATGGCCGGTCTGCGACCAGGTATGCCTGGGGCTCACCAGCAAACTGCTTTGTGACCAATACGACATTGGTCACAAACGTGGCGGGAGCGTCCTACACGGGCGTGCTTCTTGTTCAGGGCAACATCGCCAACTCCCAGGCCGCCCTGCGAATAGGCAAGATGGACAGCAGTCAATCGGCCCAGGCAGCGCTAAACACCAGCACCAACGTTGTGGCAACAGGCACCAGTGGTGCGGATGTGTCCTCGGTATCCAGCACGCAGGCGTCACTCGGCAACGGCTGGACCTTGCTCACGGTAACAGCAGCTTTTGCTAATAGCTACGCGTCGTCTTTCGGTGTGATGTTCACGACAAGCGCTGCGAATGGCGACGTGTCTGTGACAGACATGGGCCTGTTTACGGGCACTCTCACCGCCCAGCAGATCCTGCAATGCGGTGGCGTTCCCCTGACCACCAGTGCGGCGGCCTCCAGCTCGGGAGGGAATTGGGGGTGGCAGTTCCTGGCGGCAAATGCGCAGCAGATGACGATGCCCTTGGCTACCGGATCGAATGGGGTTCTGTTCAGCGCAGCATCCACGGTAAGCGCGACTTGGCAAGGGTTGATTGGCAGCGGTGGACAGACCACAGGAGTGCCAGGTATAGCGCTCGCGTTGACAAACGCTTTTCAGCCGCGTGTTCTGTTTGGGTCTTCCTCCGTTGCAAACCAACAGGCGGTTTCAAGTGTCAGTGTGGCTGCAGGATCGCCCTTCGTCGTGTCCGCCCAATGGGGCCCCAGTTCGCAAAAGCTTCGGATCAACGGTGTGCAAACGGCCTCGAACACCGTCCCGCAAGACCCGACATCCGGCAACACCATGTGTATGGGCAATTTCGCGCCAGGCGGAACGGACTACTGCAATGGGACCATATACGGCAGCGCGT